CTGTCCTAATTCTGATTTATGAACGGCTCTTTAAGTCCTCGGAACGCTTACACGGTACTACTACAACTTTACTACCCTTTGATTATAATAATAATAATATATATATATTACAGACTTTAGTTGATGTATATATAAAACTCTGTTCTACTTGTGGAAAAAGTAATGGCGTAGGGGGTTTTTCTTCACTTACGGGATATAGTAACCAAACTTTGAACGCTTGGAAGAACGATTTATTAAACCCGTCGCGAGCGTTTTTGATTCAAAAGATTTATAAACAAAATCAAAGGATTTTAACGAACAGACTACAAGACACGCCTTTAGGCTCCGTGGCCGTTGCTAACAATGACGAAGAAACCGGATTGAAATGGAGCGCAAACAATCAGCAGAACATCACCAAAAATACAGTTTTTGTTTTGCCCGGTGAACGTGTCAAAGATAGTTTGCAAGGGCCTGCAATGCCTAGAATTAGCAAGGAATAGTATGGAATCCGTGTAAAAACAGGGTATAGCCCGCTTTTACTGTGCAATATGCACAATAAAAAGATCGGCAGCAGATCACGCGCAAACGATCACGGACGGCAGCCCAGGACGGACCCCGGACACACTACACGGACGGCACACGGACGGCGGAGAAACCCCCCGACTACTTTTCGCAACAAAAAGCCCCTATACATACACACCAATGATAGGGTTTACCGAGAGTTAAACCATAGGTTACAGATATACCTACTGTACTGACGGACAGTAGTACAGACAATACGGAGTAAACAGATAAATATATATATAATATATATATAACACAGAGTAATATAAATACTACTGACTACGATACAGATAACAGAGAACCCGCGCGAGGGTAGGAAGGAGATATATATGAGTGCGATACGTAACACAAGGGAGCGGTACGATCAGTATCCATTTACGAGGGAGAAGGACAAGCCGAATCCGTACTATGAGGGGTTGTTGAGTGACGAGAATCAGCGATTGATGGATGAATGGAATTACATAGCGGGTGCGGTAGAATCGTTTTTCAGCAACCTGGAAGTGTTTGAAGAAAACTTTGACGGAATCAGCGGATTTAACTGTTCGGCACTAACGAAAGATGGTTCGATGGAGAGTGAGGTAGCAAACGCATTCATGAAAAGTCTGCTTGAGTGGATAAATGGCGAGCGTGACGAGGTAGTAACTTCGATGATTGACAATATGGACGAAGCCGAGTACGCGGAGAACTACAAGAAGGTATTCGGAGTTGAGCCGTAATGGAGATATACATCAACGATTTCAAGTGGGTAATTGAGAGTGCCGGAGATTGTGGTATTGATTTCGCCACACAGACGATATGGCTAAACCTGGATAAGAGCCGAGAAGCGCTCAATCAGGACATAACGGCGATGCTGACACAAGCATATGCGTATTCGTTCAACTATCAGGCATATGACGAGGTGGAGCCATTGAGTTATTTCATTTCGGCACACTTTGACGCGATATATTCGCAAAAGCGGAAGATTTTGGAAGTGCTTTAAAAATTTTTTAAACCAAAAAAGGGTGTTTTCAAAGATGGTTTCTTTGTTGACATATTCAAGTTTTACCTTTCTTTACCCTCATAGCCCGCAAGGGGCTGACTAAAGGACCGTCAAAAAGTCCGTGAGGGTTTAACCTACTTTTTTTGCCGATTTTACTTCTCCTAACTTGTGGTGTGGCGAACATAGGCGCATCCGTACTAACCACCATACGGTACGGAGCCGAAGAATCAAGGCTTCGGCACACTATTTACCCGAGCGATGGGCCGTCAATGCACCATTGCCATGACGGTAAGTAAAGCGTAACGCTTGTTTGTGGCAATACAACTTGTGTGAAAATATATCACAGACCTTTGACCCATGTTGTATGCCAAAAGTCGGTTTTTTTACCGTGCGTCCTGTGGTGATTCTAGGCAGCCACGCAAAACGAAACTGATTATAGTGAGTTATGCCGGAGTTTTAAGGTTTTACAAGGCATAGCGGATTGCCGTGTAGTAGGGGTGCTTGACCATGGAGGTATCCTGAAAACGGCAATTTGGCAGAGAACGGTATGTTGGCAGAGGGGCTGACATAGGGTTTGGCGGGTTCAAATCCCGCGTCTGCCAATAGAGGGAGTGCGATTGTATGATAATACGCGGTGACACGTTATATCTTGTGTGTTGGGCTGACACGAACAGAATAGCAGCGGGATTTTCAAGTTTGCATCGTGCGAGGTGGTATCAATGCTACAAGGGAGCAAGGCACAAGCAGTTATTCAAAATCCGAACTTGCCGTGTTGACACGCAGATTATCCCAAAAGCCACGTTTGAGTGGTGCTATAACTATTACATCATCAACGGAGTAATCAAGTACAAGTACATCACGTTTGACGAATACAAGCGGAATTGGCTTGAAGTCGGCAAATCACCTGACGGAGTAATCGAGTACCGTGCAAAAATCTACATGAAGCAAGAGGATGACGAGTTAGCGTTGTCGATTGCACAGGCACTAACGAACGAACGCAATTCAAGAACGGGAAGTCGGTACAGAGGACGGCACATATGAACTACGAGAACGCAAAATACATCAAGATGGTTGTCAAGAAGATCAACGAGATTGAGAAAAAGACGAGAAAGCCACTTGACCAACCGTTTGACCAATATGTGCAGCTTGTCAGCCTTGCCTTTGACGGTTTCAAGAACGACACGGCTTGCAAGTGGGAGTACAAAGAGTACACGGACCGTGCGAAGAAGAAGTGTTTTGAGATGGCCACGAAGAAGAACCATATGTCTGACAAGTGGCGCGCGTTTTACTACGAGATATTGCAGATTGAAACATTTGAGTTTTTCGAATCGTTCCTTTACGCGATGGAGATAAAGCGTCCGTTTGAGAAAAAATTCTACGAGCCACGGGAAAAGACCCTGAAAGTGGTTGTTCAGGACTTACAAGACCTTGAAGATGGCAAATATCAGTTTTACGGCTTATCTTTACCTTCGAGGGTCGGGAAAAGTACGATATGTCTTTTCTTCCTAGCGTGGGTAGTAATGCGACACCCGCTTGCACATTCCGCGATGGTCGGGCATTCCGGCGTACTTGCAGATCAATTTTATCAAAAACTTCTCGGACTATTCACGAGTGAGGATTACACATTCAACGAACTTTATGGATATTGGCACCCTGACGGAAAGGGGCTTGTTTACAAAAATTCAGACAAAGACATAATCGCATTCGAAAACAACGATGATTTCCCAAGTTTGGTGTGTCGAGGAATTGACGGCACATGGACGGGTGCGGTTGATGTATCTTCTGACGGATATTTGTACGTGGATGACCTTGTGCGTGATCGTGAACACTCACTTTCACCACAGAGAATGCAAAACACGTTTTCCGAATACTTGAATAAGTGTGTTGACCGTAAAAATGACGGTGCCAAGGAACTTATGGTCGGTACTTTGTGGAATGTTATGGACCCGCTGATGCGGATGGAAGAAATGTATGCGGATGATGACAGATATTTCTTCCGCAGAATCCCGGCACTTGATTATGACACGGACGAAAGCAATTTTGACTACGATGTTAAGGGCTTTTCCACACAGTATTACCGTGAAATGCGTGAAAAAATGATAAAAGCGGGCAATGAACCGGAATTTTGGGCGAAATTTCAGCAAAAACCGTACAATCGTGAAGGTTTGTTGTTCCCGTTAAACGAACTTGGGTATTTCAACGGCATTTTACCCGAAGGACACAGTTTTGAATCCGTTGTATGCGCCGATGTTGCGTTTGGTGGTGGTGATAACGTGTCAATGCCGGTAGGAATAAAAGACCAAAACACGGGTATCGTGTACGTGATTGATTGGTATTACAGTTATGACGGTGTACAAGTAACGATTCCCGGTGTATGCGATATGATTATCAAGCACGGAGTACGTGCATTGACGATAGAGCGTGATAACGGTGGTCTGCTTTATGCAAAGCAAGTAACCGAGGAATTGCAAGCGCGTGGCTATATGTGTGCGTGTGAAACTAAACCGGCACCGAGAAACACGAGCAAGCAAGACAAAATCAAGTCTTGTGAGGGCAAAATCAAGCAGATGGTAAAATTCCTGGATGGAACAAAGCACACGCCGGAAGAACGGGCATCGGTAATGTGCTACGAAAAGACATTGATGTATGACAAGGCCCTAAACGATATGTCAACATTCGTGACAATCGGCAAGAACATACACGATGATGCTGCCGACAGTATAGCGCAGATGTGCATTAAGGCATTCGGCAATATCAATTCTATGGCAACGGTAGAGGTATTTGACAGAGCATTATTAGGCTTTTAGGGGAGATAGTGGATGACACCGAAGGAATATTTACAAGGATTCCAAAAAATACGGCACCAAAGACAGATGTACTCAAAGATGATGGCAAACATTGACGAGGATTGTATCTCAATCGGCGGTGTAGATTACAAGGACAAAGTGAAAACAAGCCCGCAGAATGACCCGATAGGCAATATCGTGATCGGATTGATTAACAAAAAGGCGAGTTTAGGCTTAAAGGTGGCACAATTACGAGCGCAAGAGTTAGTGGTCGAGAATCAAATCCTTGCAATGGGCGAAACGAACCCTGAATATTCGGAGTTGATATTCTACCGTTACGTGAGTGACTTTGGGTGGAAAGCAATCTGCGAAGTGACGAACTGTTCACGGACACAAATCAACAGATTGCACGGTGAAGCACTCAAAAAAATGGATGAATTGTTCCATATTTCCGAAAAAATTGGTTATTTTTAAAAGTCGGTACATTTTGGTACATTTTGGTACATTGACGAACATCAGAAAGTGTGATAATGGTATAGTTGACGAAAGAATCAGTAGAACAAACGTAATAATCCCATGACCTATTGTTACCCCAACACACGGCACCGTTTCTCCCAAGGCGGTGCCGTTTGCATTTGGAGAAAAAAACGATGTTTGACAAACAAATAATCTGTCCGATGTGCAAAACGAAAGTCGGCACATTCAAGGGGCAGATATGCACGTTCTCGTGTTCAAAGTGCAAGATACTGATTGTGCTTGACCGGGAAAGTGGCAAGACGAAGATAGAAAAAGACAAACAGGAGAACCGCGTAACAGAAAGCGGACGGAGGTTTTTATGAATCCGTTATATTTCACACAAAATTCAATGCCGTTCCACAAACTTGTCGGTTCAAACGGCTTCGGACGGTTGATTATCGAAACGAACGAGCAGAATATCACGGCAGACAATTTGATTGCGGAGTTAAACAAGGCACTTGCAATACACAATGTCAATGTTCCGGCGATTATTTACCTGGATAGGTACTATCGTGGCGATCAACCGATTCTGTACCGTGAGAAACGTGTTCGGAGCGATATAAATAACAAAATTTGTGAGAATCACGCATTGGAAATTGTGGATTCGAAAGTAGCGGACCTTTACGGAGAACCTGTTCAGTACGTGCTTGCCGATAGCGAGGATGAAGCCAAGGCAAGGCAGATGAAAGAACTAAACCTGTTTATGAAATCCGAGGATAAGGCAACGCTTGACATTGAGCGTGGGCGTTGGGCTTCAATCTGTGGTACATCGTACTACTACGTTGGCAATCAGAACAGAATGCCAAAGGATTTTGACGAAGCACCTTACTTCTTGTCCGTTGAGAATCCGATAAACACGTTTGTTTGTTATTACTCCGATGACCATACACCCGCTTTTTCGTGTCAAATCCGTGAGATAAACGAGAAACAAGTGTATATCGTGTTCACACCGAAGAACTACTACAAGGTGGTTGACGGTGAGATAGTGGATATTCAGGAAAACGGCAATGATATGATTCCCGTTATTGAGTATCCGAACAACGAAAGACGGCTTTCGGACATTGAAATCACAATCACACTAACCGATGAGCTTTCACGGATGCAGTCAGACAGAATGAACGCTGTGGAACAGTTTGTTCAGGCATTTATGCTTTTCAAGAACTGTGAGATTGACAAGAAAACCTTTGAGGAATTGGCATTCCAAGGCGCGCTTGCAATCAAGGATAGTGCCGAGGGTAGAAGTGCTGACGCGAAGATGATGACTTCGGAACTTTCCCAGGAAGGTACACAGACCGCAAAGGACGATGTTTACCAAAATCTCTTGATTGTTCAGGGTATGCCGGGCAGACAAGAAGCAAGTGGTTCAGACACAGGCCAAGCGGTAGCGTTACGCGCCGGATATTACGCAGAGGATAAGCGGGCAGAACTTCGGATACCGACATTCCAAAAGTCGGAAAGAATGATGCTTCGTTTAGTGCTTCGGAAACTGAAAGTCTTGAAAGAATACACTTTGAAAATTTCGGACATAGACATAAGGC